CAGCCACGAAAGTAGCTTGGCCGAAACCTTGACCCATGTAGATGCTGGCGTTCGGCTGCATAGCCGACATCAGCGGGTTAATTTGACCGTTACCGGGGTAACGGGCCACCTCACGGAAGTCAGAATTCTGACGGAGGTGCATTAAGAATGTGGGGTCACAAACGCAGCGGTAGAACCCGTCCTGGTAGGTAGGGGTGTTGCGCTTACGCAGTGACTTGACCACACGGAGGAGGTCATCCTTAACGTCGAACTTAGCTTGCTCGGCGTTGGTGTAGCTCAGAGAACCGGTAGCCAGATCGCCAGGGAAGTAGTAACCACCCTGGGAATCAGAAGACTGGCCCTTAGAGACAGCTTTCAGGAGTTCATTAATGAACACCCGATCTCGCCAGCGCCTGTAGTCGTCTAACAGAGTTAGAGAACCGATGGACTGGTGGAAGGTAGTCAGGTTGCCCGTATCGAGCAGCAGACGCTGCGCGGTGATAAGGGTTTCCCGTGCAATTTTGAACGTTGAAGGAGAGGTCGGATCACTCGGATCTGCAGGACCTGTATACTCCTTAAGTGTCACCAAAACTTTGTCTTTGACAATGTTCCGGCTGTTAGCAGTACCGATGGTTTGCTCAGCAGTACGCTCCCGAGATTCCTTAGAGCCAGGGTTACCGAAGAAGCGGTAACGATCTAACTGAACCGTCTGACCGGGCTGCTTAGAAAAGTCGTGAACGACCACCGGCTCGGCAGCCATCTCAACGATGTAAGCAGGGTGCGGACGGTAGAGTTCGGCACCAAGAATCTTCGGAAAATCATTATCGATGAACATCGATAAGTTCCGTAGAAACTACAAATTAATATTAGCCTTCTGAGCGCTATATCTACATAGCTGCTGTCTTATTTTTAGCGTTATTGATTTGTTTGATTTGAACTATTTACACCAGGACTAAAGGTGCGGATCATGCCCCTTACACCTTCACCAAGAACGCCATAACTGCCGCCGTAATTAGGAACGTACCTTGATGATTTTCCTCGATATGAGTTACGAATAACTACGTTCTTTCCATCAGCTGTTTCGCCAGGAAGTGCTTGAGAGCGAACAGATTCAACACGAGACTCGCAATAAGAAGGTGGGTAGTAGCGCCACTCTGCTCGCGAAGCAGTTCCGCTCGAAGTGGTGCGAATCAACGTGGGATACTGAGCCAGAGGATATTGCATGCCTCCTCCGGTGCTTCCTCCATCTGGAGCCGTTCCCCCAGTTTCGAAAGGTTGGTATTGCTGCGTGTCGGGAACGTTAGTGCCGTACCAAACAAAGGGTCCACGGTCCTTAAGACCGGGCTCCGGGCCAAATGCAGTTTGTACCGTGGAATTAGCTGTAGAAATTAAACCCTGCCTCCTGTAACCGTCATAGGTTGTGAGAAGACCAGAAGCATGAGGGTATGTATTTTGATAGTTTGTCCAGTAACCAGAAATGACTGGAGGAACAAAGCGCCAATCAGTGCTTGTAAACAGTGGACGATTTACCGGTTGTCCATTGAATGTATAAATTGCTGAACCGCCCATGCCCGCATGGACAGTGCAATAAGGGTAAACCTGACCAGTGATGCCCGAGGGGACGATTATCTGTAGATAAGCTCCTGGGTTTCCTTGCGTACCTGATGTCGTAACTCCTTCTGTGAACTCAACGCCGCCACCATGCGTGCCGTCTTGGGTTCTACTGAGTTTGAAAGGATGAGGAGAAGTTGTGCTCGACGATAAATCGAAGATATAAGTGCTTCCTTGATAAAGAGTCAGACTCTTTTGAGAAACACTATCGATCGCAAATTTATTCCCACCGTCGTTCACAACCGTGACTTCTAGAGTCTTGGTCTCTGGGTAACTCGTAGTCGGTAGGCCAACATCAGCAGCGTATGACTGTGGAGGACCAACAGGCACTTTTCCATGATCTGCACCTGGAGTCGAAAGAGCTACGTAAGTCTGTTGTTGACCAGAAGCATAAACATACCCACTTGAAGTAAGAATATACGTATCAGTAAGGTTTAAATCAGATCCTGTTTTTTGGGGACCAGACTGAACGCTGTGATAAAGGGACTTGTCGTATTTCCAATTTGATAAAGGTGCGTAAGTCATGTTTCTTTGCTTTTTTTACACTCTAATTCGATTTATTATGCAAATAAGCTTCAGATACAGAGACTAATGCTCGAAAAATTAGTCTCAATTTTGGCAGTTGATGCCGAACTCGCAGGAAGTTCTATTGCAGGAACCGTGACAGAATCTCTTGTACATCCACGCGATAAAAAGTACTTTCTAAGGCACTTTTTACGTGCAATGACGGTTGGGTGGCTTTTGGCGACGTTTGTAAGTCCTGCGATTGCCGAAAAACTTAATTTAAGCAAGGAAGAATCCGTAGCCGTCGCTTTTATTGGTGGGTATGCCGGTATAAAACTACTGAATGCAGCCGAAGTGGTTGCGATTCACAAAATTACGTCCAAAAAAGAAGAAATAGAGTCTTAAAGCTCTACGTTTTCTCCAAAATTCTCTTGAGCAGGGGGATTTTGGGCTGCGGGTTGCGTTCTTGAGCCTGGTGCGAATCCCACACGTCGTTTTTTATTGCTGTTTGTCTTTTCGTCAGGACGCTTGTCACCTAAAGCTTTCATAATTACACCCTTTTTCTAAAAATTAGCATAAAAAATCCCCTCCCGAAGGAGAGGATTTGAACACCTTATGAGAATCTTATCAGGAAGGTTCCATAAAGAGGAGTTTTGAACGCAGAGCGTCAGGGCTCATCTGGGCCAGCATGCGCCAGGCGTTCTCTGGAGAGCGGCTCATAGCATCACCGAATGCATCCCACTGCTGCTGAGGTTGAACAGCTTGCTGTTGACCAGCGGTGGCTGCCGGAGGGGCAGGCATGTCGAAGTTTTGCTGATACTGCTGAGGAGCTTGAGGAGCGGTATCTCCATCAATGTCCACGGGGACGACTTCAGTGAAGAAGCGGTCGGTGTAATCAGCCAGGTAGTCAGGGTTGGTCAGGATTTGCTCCATACCACCTGCTCGCTGAGTAGCAGCGTCAGTCTTCTGAGCTTGCTCGACGAGCATATCCTCCAGTTGACACGCATAAGCGTTCAAAATTCCAGGGGCCTCGATTCCGAACTGCTTAACGACCTCGACGCTGGCGGCGCTGAGGTTGGTTTTGCTGTCCGTAGAAGTTTGCGAGGAAGTCTGGGTCTGTGAGACGTTGGTAGGCGAGGTCTGCTGAACCTGCTGCTCCTGGTAAGCCCAAGGCTGGACCTGTGAAGGCTGACTCAGAGGTGTTGTAACCTGCTGCGGAGCCTGGGTCAGTTGTGACGGTGCTGCCTGGCTGGGGGACTGCGAAGGCAGGTTGCTGATCACCCGCTCCAGGGAACCCATCGCTGCTTCCCAAGGGTTGCTCGGGGAGGATTGCGACGTTGACGGGTTGGACAGGTTGCTGATAGAAGGGTCCGAAGCCGGTGCCACCTGCTGTGGCGCTTGGGCTGTAGGAACCGAAGCTACCGCCGGGGTAGCTCCTTGTGCCACCCATTGCGGGTAGGCGGTTGTCGAGCCCTGGTCGCTGGATACCGCCGGGGCTGCCGCCGGGGAGACCGGGCTCGGGGTCGAAGCTTGGATCTGCTGGCTCATAGCTACCCGAGTAAGTTAGTTCTTCCGCAAGGTGATCAAACGTCCTGTAAAGGAGCGGTGTGATATTCAGTCTAGGATCAGCCGCTAAAGGTTGATCAGGCGCAAGAGGATGCGGAGACTGCAACATCTGATTTAATAATACCAGGAATTGCTGCATTGCCGACTGTGTTTGACCAACCATTCGGAATGGGAAGCCTTTCAACATTTCGGCACGTTCTGCTTCAGTTTTATCAGGGAAGAGGTATTTAATTGCCTCCACACTGTTAACACCAACCTCTTGCATGTTTCGGACGACGATTGATTTTTGCTGTAAATCAAAAGCCGTGTCCTCATACACATCGCCCATAAAGCGATAAGAAACACTGCGGTCGCCGTCTTCCGGAAGACCAACGACGCCGCGAGGAACTTTATTTTTTTCTAGTGCTTTTTTAATCTCTTCTCCTATTTTTGGTGCAGGATATGTTTTGTTACCAGTAAGGATACTTTTTGGGATGGTACTAACTTTAAGTGTATTTCAACATCAAAGTGATTTAAT